GTTCATGTGTCATAATGCTGCACACAATCTGATGGCAGGTCAGAATGTCTTGTACATCACCATGGAAATGGCTGAAGAACGTATCGCTGAACGTATCGATGCCAATCTCCTCGGTGTTACACTCGACGATCTGAAAGATTTACCCCAGGCCATCTACTACAAACTTGTAGGTCGAGTCAAAGAACGAGCCAAAGGCAAGCTCATTGTCAAGGAATATCCTACAGCTTCTGCAGGTTCGGCAAACTTCCGTCATCTCTTGAACGAACTCAAGATCAAGAAGAACTTCATTCCTGATATCATCTACATCGACTACCTGAATATCTGTGCTTCGTCTCGTATCAAGCCGAGCTCGAACGTCAACTCGTACACCTACATCAAGGCCATCGCCGAAGAGCTTCGTGGTCTGGCTGTCGAGTTCAACGTTCCTATCGTGTCTGCTACTCAGACTAATCGTTCAGGTTTCAGCAACTCCGATGTTGGTCTCGAAGATACTTCTGAATCGTTCGGTCTGCCAGCAACAGCAGACTTTATGTTTGCTTTGATCACGAGTGAAGAACTACGTCAGCTCAACCAGATCATGGTCAAGCAGTTGAAGAATCGTTACGGCGATCCTTCGGTTCATAAGCGGTTCGTGATCGGTGTTGACTACTCCAAGATGAGACTGTACAACGTCGAGTTGTCAGCTCAAGAGGATCTTGTCCAAGACGAAGATCGACCAGTATTCGACAACTCCACCTCTGGTTACAGGTTGGAGAACGAATCAAAGCCAGTAAGTAAGTTCGAAAAAGCTAAATTCGCGGGGTTTAAGTGATGGTTAACTATAAGATTATGAATTATACTGCACACATTTCGAGTCCTTCTAATACGTCAGCAGACGTAGTAGAGACAACTACGAATCAAGTCATTCGTACACTACCAAGTGATAAGGCTCGCGAGCTATGCCGAAGCTTGAACTTTGGAGCAGGATTTGATGGTTGGACACCAGCATTTTTTCTCGAAAAAAACGCAAATATTTTCTACAGTGAAGAAGAACGTGTATAAATAGTTGTACACAATATGTGGTGCGTGGATATACAGTTAAATCTGTGTAAGTGGCAAGTGTCTTAATTGACGACTGGAATAGGCGGGAATCAAGGTGGGGTTCCTCCCGCTACACGCATTTATGGGCGACTTTCGGGTCGCCCATTTTTTTGCTCTTTTTTCAAAATAAACATGTACATTTTATCAAAATATTGGTAAGGTGGACCTATAATGATGAAGGACACAAACATGGTTACGAATCTTTCTGGTGGCGCTTTCGAACTTCGGACTGGCCGCAAGTGGACATGGGGAATCAGCCCCTTCCGCGAGAAGGAAACTCTGAAGCTTCGTTGGGAAAAGGTTGGTCCGATCGGTGGTCGACACTTCTTCGAGATCGATGGAGTTCAATACTCTGCTAAGCAAATCTCTCCTCACCTCAAAGATATTCAAATGCACGGCTAAAATAAGCATGTACATTTTATTATCAGTTTGGTAAGGTGATACTATAATCAATGAGGATATGATGATGTCTGTTGAAGAAGAGCAAGAATTCTGGGAAGGTTACGAAGCTTGGCTCGATGAGCAAGCCGACCGTGCCGAGTATGAACGAATGGTTGAGATGTAAGATGAACTACCAATTTCCCTATATCACCAACATCTCTGATGTGCTGCCTGCTATCGAAGGCCGCGATGAGTTCGTGGTTGCCGAGAAGGAAGGCTATACGGTCATCAACTACAATGTGATGATGGCTGATACGTTTCCTGATGTATGTTATATGCGTGAAGTTGGTATGGGTATTCGCCTTGACGGTGATGATATGTCTCAACCTGCTCCAACTGCTATGGCTCTGATGAGAGACAAGAACGCTGCAATTCGTCGCGAATGCCGTGGTATCATCTTTGATACCGTAACCGGTGACATCATTCGTCGTCCGTTCCACAAGTTCTTCAACGTGAACGAACGTGATGAGACTCAGGATCATCGTGTCGATCTATCTCGTCCTCATGCTATCCTTGAGAAGCTCGATGGTTCGATGATCGCTCCGTTCCTTGTGAACGGTCAAATGATCTGGGGTACGAAGATGGGTGCTACCGATGTGGCAAAGCCTGTCGAAGAGTTCGTGAAGAACCATCCTCAGTATGCTGAGTTCGCACACGAAGCTATTCATCACGGTCTGACTCCTATCTTTGAATGGTGCTCGCGTAAGCAGCGTATTGTTCTGGACTATAAGGAAGATCAGCTGATCTTGACTGCAATGCGTAGTATGAATGATGGCTCATATGCTAGCTACGATGAACTGCTTGGCTTCGGAGCGCTGTATGATATCCCTGTTGTTCGTGCGTGGGGTAACCTACAAATGGACAATAAGACGATGCGTAGCTTCATGGAATACGTCCACGATCTCGAAGATCTCGAGGGCTTTGTGGTTCGTTTCGATGATGGCCATATGCTGAAGCTGAAGTGCCATTGGTATCTGCAGATTCACAAGGCGAAGGAAGCTATCCTACAGGATCGCAACATCGTCGAACTGATTCTGGATGAGAAGCTGGATGACGTCAAGGCTCATCTGCCGGCAGAGGATCGTGATCGTCTGACTCAGTTTGAATCGTCGTTTAACTTCCGACTATCAGATAAGCTGTATGACTTGGCGAACGAACTGGCTTGGATCCGTGAAGAAGGCATCGATCGTAAGACGTTTGCCATCGACCACGCTCCTAAGTATGAACCGTTCACTCGTGCGATCCTGTTCAAGAACTTTGATATGGTCAACCATAACAAGTTGTGGGACGATATTCGTAACACGGTTCGTAACAACCTGACCAAGACTGTCAAGTACGAAGCGATTCGTGATGCTTGGTTTGATGGAGTAATTTACAATGCCTAAGTGTACTATTCTTGTCGGTGTTCCTGGTTCTGGTAAGTCTACATGGCTTATCGAGAACCGTCCGAAGGGTGCATGGATTGTCTCCACTGATAACATCATCAATGGTCTGGCCGATGACTACGGCTTTACCTATGATCAAATCTTTAAGGAGACGATCCGCTTTGCAGACATGGCTATGGTTGCTCGTATGCTGATTGCAGCTCAGAATGGCTATGATCTTTATATCGATCGTACCAACATGTCGGCGAAGTCTCGCCAGCAGTTCATTAAGAAGCTCTCGAAGTATGACTATACGTTTGAATGCGTCGTGTTTCCGACGCCAGAGCCTGAAGAGTTGGAACGCCGTCTTACTGAACGGTCAGAACGTTTAGGTAAGACCATTCCTCAGGATGTTGTCGATCGTATGATTGCTTCTTACGAAGAACCAACAGAAAATGAGGGATTTACTAAAATTACCTATGTACAATAATCCCTATATGTTGTAGAAGAAAGATATGAGCAAGTTTGTAAATCGATTCGTTATCTCCGACACACACTTCGGACATACGAACTCATGGGAAAAGTTTAAGCTGGCTGATGGCTGTACACCACTTCGTCCGTTTACCTCTACTGAGGAGATGGATGAGACTATGATCGAGCGTTGGAACGCGAAGGTCAAGCCTCAGGATACTGTCTACCATCTAGGTGACGTTGTTATCAATCAGAAGTCTCTGCATCTGGTTAAGCGTCTGAATGGTCGTAAGATCCTGATTCGTGGTAACCACGATATCTTCAAGGATAAGCAGTACGCTGAGGTTGGCTTTGAGCAGATCCATGGCGTTCGGGTATTTGTGGATAAGTTTATTCTGAGCCATATCCCGCTGCATCCTGACTGCGTGACAGAACGTTTCAAGGTCAATGTGCACGGGCACCTGCATGCGAATGAGATCATGCAGGAGTACGATACAGGCATGGGTTCTACGTGGCATGCAGATTATGACACGCGACCAGATCCTCGCTACCTGTGTGTCTCTGTTGAGCATACTAACTACGAGCCTCTGCACTTCGATGAAGTTCAAGCTCGCATAGATAAGCGTTGGGAGGATACGGGTTACACCGGTCCAGCTAATGCATGGGGTAATGGAAGTGGACCGGGTTGATGTCTAGAGAATCTATGGTTTCGAAACTATTAGGTGAAGTATACGCAGCAACTCGTCATACAAACCCTGTGCCTATGAATCCCCGTCGTATCAAGCGTCTATTGAATTTGGATGGTGATTGTGCGGAGACATTGAATAGGTGTGCGGCTGCATGGATTGCTAGAAGAGAGAAGTCATGAAGAACTGTTTGACATGCAAAACACGTATTAAGGCAGATTCAGATACATGGGACAATAACAACGGCGACTTCTGGTATTGTCAAGCAGTTGTCCCCGTTCAACGCTATGGTGTGATGTGGCTTGAGAATAGGGATAAGAATCCAACCGACCCAAAATCAGTGGGTCGGTTGATTAATCTTAATTTATTTCGAACAGAGCATGTACACTATAAGTCTGGTGTGGATGGAGACTGTGCTTTATGGAAGGAAGTGGACCTAACTAATGAGTAAAATGATTATTGCTTTCCTATCACTGTTTGTAATTGTTTTTACAGGCATTGATATTTTCCGCAGGCTGACTG